ATGGATTTAGCTCAAAAATTTGAAATCCACTATCATCTTTTAGACAAAAGCCATTCCATGAATGCTTTCGTCAAAAATAAGTGTGAAGCGGAGTTTCTAGCCGTCGCAAACGAAGTAGCGGAGATTTTAGGTGTCCATCTCGTTTGGGAATCGCAAGCCCTAGAAGAAGGTGGAATACGTGAAATTTGGGTAGCGATTGGGTCAAATAATTCACAGATAGCTCTAATAATTTCTGTATTAGCACTCATTTGGTCTACGGTGCCGCAAACCGATCAGGAATTAGTTGATCTTCAAAAGGAAGAGACTCGGCTGTCCATTGAAGAGAAGAAGCTTGAGATAGAAAAGCTGAAAAAAGAACTAGAAAAAGAAGCTCCATCTCAAGAGGCACTAAAAAGCGCATCAAAAATTGCTAATGATAGCTACAAGGTAGTTACGAGACGCTCTAATTTCTATAAGTCTATATCTGGGTGCGAAAAGGTATATCAGGTGGGGTTTTCAAGTCTCGATATTGAGAGCCGCCATTTGGGATATGAGCTTGTCGTCGAAAGTAGTGATTTTAGAAAATTTATTGTTACTTCAAATGAGCTACAACCATTAGAAATTAAATCGGCAAGAATAGAAATAGTTTCTCCCGTTCTTAAAGAGGGAAAAGCAAAATGGAAGGGAATCTACGAGGGCGAGCATATCAGTTTTTCGATGGATGACCGAGAATTCAAAAGTTCGGTTTTATCGCGTCAAATTTCTTTTAAAAATGGTTCTGAAATAGTTTGTGTTCTTCTCATTCATAAGAAAATCGATGAACTAGGTGAGGTGGTTACGTCAGGTTATTCTGTAGATGTGGTTCTAGAGAATATTGAATCAGGTTTATCCAAAGAAACGCCACAGGGTAAAAGATATCTTCACACACAAAAGTTACTTGAAGCGCAAATCGACTTGTTTGGAGATAACAATGCCTAACAAACGCAGGCGCTAGGACAGAATTTCTGCTGCGCTTCAATTTTCCCCGTGCTGCGGGCGTTAGAATAATTAGAGAGTAGAGATATAAATGAAACCAAAATCTGACAATCTGTTTCACTTTACTAGTAGTCTGGATGTACTGAAATTAATCCTTAAAAACGGAGTTCATCCGAGGTATTGCCTCGAAGATTTAGGGTGGTTTGGAGCTGAGGACTTTAAACACGTAGCGTACCCTATGAGTTGCTTCTGTGACATTCCTCTTTCACGAATCTCTGAACATACTGACTTTTATGGAATGTATGGCATTGGGTTTACTAAGGAGTGGGGATTAAAGAATGGGCTAAACCCTGTGATTTATTTAACAGAAGGTGGCTCTGTTTGTGAAATGGTCAAATTTTTCTTCGAGTTGCCCACGCCCGCAGAGCTAGATATATCAGAGGTTAACGAGCAGTTGTTTACCCTCTTGTCTCACGTTAAACCTATTAACGGAACAATGTATATGGGTGGCAAACCAGTCGGAAAAGATTTCTATCAAGAAAATGAATGGCGATATGTCCCAAAGGTTAATAATTTGATTTTTCATGATAAATTTGAAGAAGAACGAGATGAATCAAATAAAGAAATAGAAAAGCACCGATTGCAATTTACGCCTCAAGACATTAAGTATATCTTCGTGAAATCTGACAGTGATATTCCTAGTCTGGTTGATTATATAAATGTCACATTAGGCGCGTTTCCTCACAATGACTTAAAAATATTACAGTCTAGGATCATCTCATTGGAAACACTGCGCTCAGATATCTAATTTCTAACAAACTGTTTAAGAGTGATCGCAACGCGTGGAATTTTTTCTATGCGTTGCGTTTTGTGTTTATGGTGGTTTGCGGGAACTTCGGTATTGAGTTGCTCACACCTTAACAGGGCGTTACACCGCTTCCTTGTCCTTCGGTGCAAAAAATAGCGCGACGGGGCCATCTTCGGTATCGTGAATACTCAGCAAGAATGAACCGGCCTTGTCGCAAACGGGGTGCCAATCGCTGATATCGGTGTCGCCCTCGTCAAAGTAGCGCTCGATTAAGTTTTCAGGCGCATCGAGTTCAAACCAAATCGCCACAAACTCGCCGCCTTGGCGTGCCGCCCATGCTTCACACTCTGCGCGGGTCACACCTTCATCCCACTCGGGCATATCTGGATGGGTCCAATAACCTTCTTCACGTTCTACAGTTGCTGCTTGTATCGGGTTCATGCTGCTTCTCCTTTTATCCTGAGTTTTGATTCTGCGTTGAGTGCAAATACTTCGGCGTCGGCTTGGCCGAAGTCGCTGCACTCGATGGCGTTAAAAGACTTACAAATGCCCCAACCGTGATAGTTGTTGGGGGTGTACTTCACTTCGATTTGTTGCTGATCGCACATCAAGGTGAAGTAGGGCTTAGATAACGTGACCACGCCCGCTTTGGTACTGAACGTATTCATGCCGCCTCCTTGTTTTGGTTGTCGCTTGTTTGGCTGACTGGCGGATGGCAGGGCAGGCGCATAGGGTGATATCGGTACGAATACACTATGGTGCGGCTAATGCCCTTGGCTAGGTTGGTTAAGCCGTTGCCCAATGCTTGCCAGTACAGGCAATCTAACGCGCCCAGTGCCAGCGCGATTTTGATGCTGTCGCCCGTTTTGGCCTTGAGTAACAGGCTTAACTTATGGCTGCGGTAATGATTTAGCAGATGGCGAAACGCCGCTGATTGAGTCATTTAGGCCACCTGCTTCGGTTGCAAAGGGCTTGATTGCAAATGAGTTAATTGCAGTTTGGCCCAGTCGATGGCTTTAATGGCCTCGACCGTGGCGGCGATTTGCTCTAGCTTCTTTTGCCCGCGCATAAAGTTCGACAGTTCAATACCGTGGCGAGCGGCCGCGCGTTCGGCGGGTAGGGCGCTGGTGTAATGCAGCGTTAACGCCGCAATCACCTCGGGCGAACTAATGCGGGTAAGCGACAGTAATAACGCAACACGCTCTTGTGATTCAAAGCCCGGGAGTAAGTGGTTCATGCTGCACCGCCTGTGGTACTGATCACCTTGAACTTGACCACCCACACCCACGGGTTGGCATCCCAATTTTCATAGATTGAGTTCCATAGGGATTTAAAAGCATGCTGTGGGTTTTTATACCAACGCCAATGAGGCGAGTGAGGTTTATGGTTCGAATGCTTTTCAACGCCACCCCAATTTTGGTAAAGGGCGTGATATTGCAAACCTTCTGCTTTTGCATCTTGCTCGCTGATATCATTTAGCCTTTCTACCCGAACGGCAGTGACTTCAAGCAGAATACGAGCGCAAGAACGAGGCATATGGATAGATGGTTTCCATTTGCTTTCGCCACTATCACCCGTTGCTTTGAATAGAACCGTTCCGTTAGCCGGACATGAGCAAGGCGATTCACTGCAACCACATTCATTAGATGAATTGAATTTTCGCCAAGTCTCACGCACCCAGAACTGATCGCCAATCGTGCCGAATGGTGAAACAAACGCGCAATCTTCATCGCTAACGCCAAAAACCTCATCATTGGCTGGTTGATAGAATCCGTGCTTATCAATGACTGTCGGTGTATACCATTCGGCATTTTTAGAAAATGGCGCCCATTCATCATGCGGCTGAACTTTAAACACTCTCCGCGTCTGTGTTTTACGTCCATCAACAATGGCTTGCACCATTTCGGTGTTGAAAATAATAGGGCGCTGTTTCATGCCTCCACCTCATCACATGGGTATTGCTTCCTTACATTACTCATCGCGTCTTCCATGGTGGGGTGACGCTCATTCATTCGGCCCTCACGTTGATGGCATTTATGTGCAAAGAGCTTCAACATGCGTGGGCTCGATGGCTCGATTTGAAAGCGGATCATGCGGTCATGTGCAAGAACAACGGCAGTCGTGAGGGCGCTATAGTCGAAGGTAGACATGTAATGCGCGCTAGTACTGTTGATTGATAACCCGCGCTCACCACAGGCTTGGATTTTGCCAAACATGTGATTGCCGCCGTTGTGAATGTCACAAAGGAAATCAAAGCACTCACGTTGAACAGCATTGAGCCAAGGGTAATGTTTGGCGTAAAAATCATGTTCGTTGCTCATGCTTGCTCTCCTTGCTTGATGATTGGCAGTTGAGCAGCTGCGGCACGAACAGCGGCAGCGGCTTCTTTGCCATAGCCCCAAATGTCGCCGTTCTCAGGGTTACAACGAGTAGGCGCTATCCAATCTAGTGGTATCAGAGTGCCGTTGGTAATGTAGTCACGCATGGCGCACACTAAGTCGCGTAATGTTCCGCCATGGTGAAACCCGCTCCACTTACCACTGTAATGGGTGTAAACCCGTGCTTTGGTATATTCATCAACTAGCCAGACCCTGCCTCTTTTATCCAGCTCAAGCGTTGCTATAACCCCTTTGTGCTCGAAGAATTTTCGGCCATGTTCGGATATTACTTTTATTAATTCATTCGCATTTTTAACGCGCTTATTGGTTTTTGGCTCTGGTAATTGGTAATAAGAGTCGCAGCCACATTTAGGGCAAACACGGTTATAAACAGTTAGCGCTTTTGCGGAATATTTAGGGTCTAAAACCTCACTTAACTCTGACTCTCTACCCGTCCAGCGGCAGGTGCGGCGACTGCATTCGATACGTTGTGACATGCTCTATTCCTTCTTTCGTGAATAACGTGCTTACGCGGCGCTTGGTTGTTCTGCGGCGGTGGTTGGTGTGTTGTTTGATGGTTTCGATTTTGCGGGTTGCTGACGGCCACAGTGATGAACAAACTCAGGTGGTTTGATGCGGTCTGATTCATCGAGTCGCATTGGCATCATCATGACGACGATTTCACGTTGAGCACCCATTACTGCGACAGCTGCAGAGTCAGAACCGAAAAAACAAAGATTGGCACCGGCTAACTGGTTGTGTTTTAGCTTTATTAGGCGGCTAAAAAGCTCAGGATTTATGGCGATTTGACTAACAGATTTAGGTTTATTAAGGCGATCGAATAAGCGACCAGCATTAGGATATTGGGCGTCTATTGGGTTGATAAACTCTAGATATGTAACCAAATCCCTGACGGCGTGCTCATTGATATCGTCAAAGTCATTTAGCCAATCTTGAATATCATCAATACCCGTTACCATGGCGATGCCGTCGATGATTACCACGTTTTGAGTCGCTAGCATGTATGACGGCACTTGCTTTTTATTCGCAGCTGATAACAGGGTTTTGCTGATTGGGAAGATGTATTCGCCGTCGCTAACGCCCTCAGCATCGTGAATGGTGACGAGTGTATGGCCGTCGGTGGCGGTGAGGATTACGCCCTTTTCAGGGTGAGGCTTTACGTGAAAGCCGTTGAGGTAATAGCGCACATCTTGCTTGGCTGCAAATGCGGCTAACATGGCTAAATATTTGTTGTTGAATATGATTTTCATGGCTGCTCTCTGCTCTGTTTTCACTGCACTTAGGTTGCGTTACGCTGCGGCTTCGCCGTTAAACACCACCAGATTGATGATGGGTTTCTTGGTTTTGGGGTTCACCTTGTCCGACAGCTTGTGATAGCGAATATGCACGTCGCGGTGGGCTTCTTGGGTCATGGCTAACACGATGTATTGCTGGCACAGCGCGGGCGTCGATAACGAATGCGACAGGCGTTGTGGTTTCATGGTTTCAAACAAGTGCTGCGCCATATCATCCAACTTAGCTTGGTACTCGTCGGGGCTTAGTTGACGGCGGTTAGGGTGCGCGCCTACTGAGGTGCTGCACTTTTTGGCCGCTTGATTTTTCGCTAAGGTCATGGACACGCCGTAAACAAAAAACATAGATACCTCCCCACTGAGCCGCTGATTACGCTAAGTTGATTTGATCTTGCTTGGCGGCGTCGCGTTGCTTGTCGAGGTATTCGGCAAGGTCGGTGACATTGACCATCCAAGGCGCTTTGTTGCTGTTACTGGTGCGAAAGGCGGCTAAGGGCAAGCGGCCGGCTTTGGCATAGTTGGCCGCGGTACGCGGTTCGAGGCCAAAATACTCTTTGCTGATTTGATCCAGTGGCACTATCACTTTGTTGAACTGGGCCATAAGCAAAAACGCGGTATTGATGCCTTTCATGTTGGTTGCTCCGCTTGGGTCAGTTGCAGCGGATGCACGTTAGTGGCCGCCTGTTCGTTACGCCACACCATCACCTTGCCGTACAAACCTTGTTGGGGCTCGGTAAAGCGCAGGCAGAAGTTCAGCCCGAGTTCGCCCGTGTGGCGTATAAACTGGCGATAAAAGGCTGCGCTAGGGTGGTGATAGGCAAAATGCTTGACCAGTTCGGCGCATCGGGCTTTTACCCGAGGGCAATCCATCGGGTCGGTGTGGCCCTTAGCCAGCGCCATCAAGCAGGCAAAACGTATCGCAACCAGTAGACGAAACTCATCGCGTTGCTTAGGTGTGGTGTGAACTTTCGCTAGAATCATTTCCCTGTCCTCGGTAGTTTGTTTAAGTTTTCTTAAAAGCAATTTAGGAAAACCTAAGTAAAAGGTCAAGTTAAAACTTAGGAAAACTTAAAATATTTTTGGTTATTTTTGATTTGGTGATTTTTAAAGCATGGGGTGATATAAATAAGTTGTTAATAAATGGAGATTTGTTATTAAGGATTTTGCTATGCCAATCACTTGCCCCTCATGTCAATTTATTCGTGAAGATGATCAACATTTGGATGTTCCAGAATGGAAATGTCCTAATTGCGACATTGTTTATGAGAAATTTATCAAAAATTCTAGTGATGGCTCTATTCCTATCAGTCCTTCAACGCTAAAGCCAGTCGATCCAACTCTTAATCCTGAAAGTCCAGCCGAGCCTAATGCTAAACATTTCGATGCAAAGGCATCGGCCAAGCAAATCACTTATAAGCCAGAACCTACTCAGTCTAAGGCGCGTCAATTTATTGAGCGTTATGATCTTGGGAATTTTGTGACAGCAAAAGGTGGTTTGATTATGTTACTAGTGTTTCTCGTGGGGTTCTTTGCTGGAAGGGAGTATTTTAAATATGAGTTAAGGCAAGCGGTTGGTTCGGCATTTGCGGGGATCGGTGAGCGTTTTAAACCTAATAAAAGTGAGTCTACAATATCTAAATTATTTGCTAAATCAAATGCTTTACCAGTTTCACTAGTGCGAATCGATTATGAAGAAGTGAAATCTATTATTGGAGGACTATTAAAGTTTACCATCAATTTTAAAAATACTTTTGATAAAAAAATCATTGGTTTCAATGGAGATCTTACATTTAGCGATATTTTGGATAATAAAATAGAGAGTTTTAGAGTTACCTTTACAGAAGGTGTCAATGTAGGTGAGATTATTGAGTTTACAGATGAAAAGTGGGTTGATAGTAGCCTAAAAAGTTTTAAAGGCGGCAGGATAGACCAATTAAAAGTAAAACTGACGCTTACAAAGGTTATGTTTGCAGATGGAACTGTAGAAGATTTTGATTAATTTGACAAAGAAAAACCCGCAGTAGCGGGTTTTAATTGTTGTCTCTAAAATCTTCGGCCTTTAGTTTATAGCTTCGCATTAGAGAATGGTTTTTACAAACGTTATGGGCATCATCTTGAATAACATCCATCACTAAGTATTGGTCAGGATCTAAATCGCCAGATGTATAAACGAGGTATGAATCACTCGTTTTGCCTGCGAACCATGTTTTTTTGCAAGAAATTCCATCCACGTATACGTGAAGGTGATGAACTTCTGCACCAAACATCGAGTCGGGTCTTAAAAATGGTGCATCTTTACCTAGATAAGCTGGTTTTTTTCGCTTATTAGAGTCAAAGTAGGCTTCTAAATCTTTTTGTAGCTGAGAAAGCTCAAAACCCATGCGTTTGAGCTCAACCTCAAGTCCTTCCATGAAAGTTACTGTGCTAACCACTCGTAACCACTCCTTAAAAAATTAGTGCCTGCCGTACACTTTGTTGCTAGCGTCAACTGCTGCAAGCCAAAACTCTTTAGACGGAGTGAAGTGTGTATCAGTAATAATTTCAACATCACCAAGTTGCTCGGCATAAAAAGCCGCGACATTACTAATTACTTTATAAAGTTGACCATATGTGGCAACTACTTTGCGCAGTAATAAATAACCTTCTTCACCATGTTCTAAGCGAACTTCTTCACCTGTTTTAGTGAAAAAGCTTTTCATTAATCGGCTATAGCCTTTTAGCGTTGACTCTAAATCTAGCAAATTTTGATATTCAGCTTCTTCAATAACTTGCGCACCATTACATAAATCATAATAGTATTGTTTGAAATCCAGCAACACTTTGCCAAGCTCATGGATACGACATTCTAAGTTTTTATATGTCGAATTTTTGTGGCAGTTTTCAGCTACAACGCCGGTATTTGATAGCATACTGGCTTCTACATTTGCTGTAGTTATGCCAAATGCACTTGAAATGATAGTGGCGATTAGCATAGCAGATCCCCCCTTCATAATGACTACTCCGTATTTAGTATAGCAGCTTAGACACAAAAGGCCTGTTACATAGTGTAAACAGACCTACTTTCTAAGGCCGCGACATTATCCATTTCTCTGTCTAAAATACAAGCGAATTCGATATTAGCTATGAAATATCACTGTATCCTACCGATGACTTTACACGATAAAAAATAAATTACAAATGGGTAACAAAGAAATTTTGAACTGAAGAAGATAAAGTAAATTATTGAAATACTGTGTTTATATACAGATTAGATTAATACTGAGTACCAAAACACTTTACCGATGATTTTGATGTGTTTTAGTTTTTCAGCATTCAAGTGTTCGTCTGGCCATTCTTCAGTATTGTAACTGCGTAGGCGCAGTCCGCCGCCAGGGAGCTTGTAGAGCATTTTGACGCGCATCATGCCATCGTGGTTAATGGCGTACATTTTACCGTCGATGATCTCTGTGGCTGAGGTATCAACGCCCACAGTTGAGCCGTGGGGTAATACGGGCTCCATGCTGTTGCCATTCACTTTGACACAGGCCGCATGATCTGTGTTTACGCCTTGACGCTTAAGGCTGCTTTTGGCAAAGCGGAGCTTAGGGCCTTTATACTCAATACCTTCTGCAATACCTTCGCCGGCAGATAGCTCGACATCCATGTAAAAGGGTATCTCAACCTCATCGTCACCGAGTGGACTATCGCTGTCCCATAGATCAAAACCGCCTGCCCATTCTGCATTCGATTCAGGTTTCTTCGTGTTTTTACTATCGCCAAACATCAACCAGTCGGGTGAGCACTGAAGTGCTTGAGCTAACTTGTAGAGGTTTTCACCTTTTGGAGATGTATCACCTGATTCCCATTGTGAAATGGTAACGCTTGAAACTCCGACTTTTTTACTAAGTTGGAGTTGAGTCAGGTTAATGATCTTTCTTCGCTCTTTAGAGCGTTCGCCGAGTGTTTTCATATAAGTTATCTTAAATCAATTTGACTTAGGTTTTATTTATGCTGATACTTAGGAAAACTTAAGTTTAGGGTGGTGAAAAATGAAAACTCAGCTTGCCGTCGAACACTTCAAAGGGAAATCGAAACTAGCTAATGCATTAGGTATTAATCCAGCATCCGTTTCTCAGTGGGGTGAAGACGTTCCCGAACTCCGCGCTTATCAAATCGAGCGCCTAACCGATGGCGCACTCAAAGTTAACCCCGTCGTTGTTTTAGATAATCCTGAGTCGGCGAGTGTGGCTTAGGTTCACTGTAGGTTGAAGGAGGACAGTACACATGAAAACCCATTCACGTAAAAATGACAGCCGTTTGAATTTGTTAATGAAAACGATTCATCGGGTATTGGAGTTACCCAAGATGACGCGCTTTGCGCTGGCGATAGATTTTGTTGCGGCGGTTGAACGTCTCGGGCTAAGCGAGGTGTTGGCGGCGGAGGGCATTAGCTTTGCCAGCAGTCAAGACGTGCACAACGATGCGCGGATAAATGCGCAAAAGCTGTTCCGTTGGCTTGGCCAGTACGAGGGTCAGCACCCGCAGGCTGATCGCTTGTTTCATGTTGAACAAGCACTGGTGGCGGCACTGCCTGAGCATTTGCGGGTGCAGTATCTCAACGATGTATTTGGTTGCACTGGGGTGACGGTAATTGCTGATCGCATGAGTGATGGCCATGTGTTGCATGTGGCCGATATGGCGGCATCGCTCACCAAAGAGAACGCCGAGGCGCAAGTGGCGGTGATCCATTTGGGTCCGGCGCCGAAGCGCGAGCAGTTAGTGGCGGCGCACCGCGAGTTAAAAGAGTCGGCGGCGACTACGCAAGCGAGCATGGCGGCGTTAGAGCTGGCGTATCCGTATTTAGCGAGTCATGGCGGCAAGGCGGCGCAATACGCGACCGAGCAGTGATTGGCATGTTGATTAGCGGTAAAGATAAGAAAGCCCGCTAGAGCTGTGGAGGCAGCGGGCTTAATACCTAAGTTAGGCAACAGCATGTTACGTAAGCATGGGCTTTGGGTCAATTGTCGGCCTTGATACCACGGCTTTAAGGCATGCATGGGGGCGATATGTTTGATCCTGAATGTTTGATTTGTTGTTTGGAGGGCGGCGCCGCGTGTTCGGTGCATGGCGATGCTGCGAATCGTGATGATGAACCTGTTACGCCAGCGTTTGCGGATTATATGCGGCGAGAGGATGAAGCGGTCGATCCAAAGGTCGCGTTATTGGTTGCTCAGGCTAACGTGCTGATGATGCAGGCTGCAGCCTTGAGTAAAAACACCTTACCTATGTGCCAAGTCGATTTGCGGCGCGAGTTAGCGACTTTTTACGGTTTTAGCACCTTGGATAATTTTAGCCGTTTGCAGGTGGGCCGCATTGTTGAGCTGTTGCGAACGCAACCCGAGTTAGAGGCGTTAGATGACGTCAGCTTAGTGGAGATCGCCAACAAAGTGGTGAGTCGGGTGATTTTAGGTGATGCAGGCACCTTGATGTTGCCGCGGGTGTGTGTGGATTGGTTTTTAGCTTATTTGCAGATGGAAGAAATGCGCGCCGAGCGTTCGATTGAGGTGACGCGGATTGACCCCGTTAATCAGGCCAAGCATATCAAGCGGCGCGATATTTATAGCCAGTTACGCACTAACTTAGCGCGGGATATTTATCACTTGGATGGCTGAGTATTGATGATGTGACAAAACATAAAGGGTTGAAGTTGAAATAAGAAAGCCCGCTAAAGTTTGGCGACTGAGCGCGGGCTTAATACCTAAGAGAGGCGATTACATGTTACGTATACATGATGATTTCGTCAATTTTGTGCTGGCTGTCGCGCAGTTAGGCGGTGGCTTATGAGCATGGAATTGATGGTAAAAGCGATGAAGGCCAAGGTGGGTAATCCACTGCGTAAGTTAGTGTTGATTAAGCTGGCCGACAACGCGAACGATAATGGTGAATGTTGGCCGAGCCATCAGCATATTGCTGACCAGTGCGAGATTGGTCATAGCACTGTGAGAAAGCATATTGCGGCCTTGGTTGATATGGGTTTTGTGACGATTAAAAATCGTAAGGGACCTAAGGGAAATTTAACCAATATTTACACGATTTCAATCTGCTACGAGGTAGCACCCCCTGTGCTAGCAGATAGCACCGAAGGGGTGCCACCAGATAGCATAGGTATGCCACCAGATAGCACACCCCCTATGCCACCAGATAGCACCGGAATCTATCACTCTTTTGAACCTATCAATGAATCTTTAAAAGATAGTTGTCCAGCAACGAGTGCTAAGTCGGTTTTCAATGCGTTTTTTAAAGCGTATCCCGCCCATCGCAAAGGCGGCTCGGATTCGGCTGCGTGGAAAGCGTGGAAGGGTGAAAAGCTGACCGATGCCGATTGTGTGTTGGCGGTGACTTGGTTGAAGGAGGCTGCGGCGCTGGATGCAAGTTGGGGCTTTAGCGCTAACGGCCAGTTTGTGTTGGGTATTACCAAGTTTATCCGCGAACGCCACTGGCTAACACCGTTGCCAAGACCGATGGGTACCGCTGTTGGGCAAGTGGATTGGCGCCATGCGGTGTATGACCCAGAGGACCCCTTGATATGACTGCCAAGCAAAATACGAGCATGAAATCACTGCAAACCTTAATCCGCCAGCCGCTGGTTGGGCAGGGCGCGCGGGTGGCGCAACCCGAGCCGACGGCAATGGATATGGCGATTGTGGACAGCGTGTTTAGCAAGTTGCGGGTGTTGTTCCCTGTGAGTGCGCCGCGGCCTGAGGACGAAGCGACCCACAAATGTGAGTGGCTTAAAACCTTGGCCGCGCAGGGCATTGCGAGCCGCGAGCAAGTGCAAGCGGGGCTGAATCGCGCTAGACGCGAGCAGGGCGATAGGCAGTTTTGGCCGACACCGCGCCAGTTTGCGCTTTGGTGCCAACCGACAGCCTGTGATTTAGGATTGCCCAAGTTAGAGGCGGCGTTTAAGGAAGCAACGCGCCATTACCATCACCCTGATAAGCATACGTGGAGCCATGATGTGGTGCGCTTAGCGGTGCGTGAGACGGGCAGTTGGATGTTTGCGACTGGGCTTGAGAAGGACGTGTTGATGACGTTTGAGCGCAATTACACAGTCTTATGCAGACGCTTTAGCCGTGGCGAGTTGACCGATGTTGAGTTGCCTAAGGCATTACCTGAAACGGTGACGCGGCCGACTGAGGCGGCAAAGGCAAAATCGATTATTGCCAATTTACGGGCAAACCTAGGGCTTAAGGGGGCAAACGATGGCTGCTAGCGGGGTTGAGGTGGGTAAGTTGAACGATGCAGCACTGCGCCGTTGGTTACGTGGCGGTTTGACTCGGGATTTTAGGGACCCGCAGTTTCCTGAGCTGCGTTTACGGGCAACGGCGGATAGGACGAAGGCGAGCGTGCATTTGGTGATTAATGAGGGCGATAAAACCGTTTGGAAGAAGCAAGGCGTGTGGCCGAGCATGTGCATTAAGACGTTTTTGGCGGATTTACCTGTGATGCTGGCTAAGCGTAGTGCGGGCGCGGATGTGTTGCGCGGTGAGTTTGCTACTGTGACTGATTTGCTGTTGTGGTATGGGGATTATTTGGATGGTAATACGACGTTAAGCCCGAGCTGGCGCGATAACTGTAGGTCGATTATGCGTAAGCAGTTGTTGCCTAAGTTGGGTGATGTGGCTTTGGCTGAGTTGTCGTTTTTGGTGGTGGATAGTGCGTTGGTGAAGCTGATGCTGAATGAGGGTTATGCGCCGCATTACATTCGTTTGAGTGTGAATGTGCTTAAGCGGGCGTTGAGTTTGGCGGCGGATTTTAGGTTGTTATTGCTTAATCCTCTGATGGGTTATCGAGTGACGATGAGTTTAACCTTATCACCTAAGCCTGATACGCGCTTGATGGAGTCGGACTTAGGGCCGTTGTTTGTGGCGTTGCGTGATGCATTTATGCCGGTGGCGATGTTGTTTATGTTGATGCTGATGTTTGGCACGCGCATTGGTGAAACCCGTTTGGCACGATGGGAGCATTTTGCGGGTGAGTTTTGGTTTATTCCTGCGGCGAACGCGAAGAACCGCCAAGAGCACCGGCTACCGTTAACGCCTACGGCTAAGGCGTTGATCCAGCATTATTTGCAGTGGCAGCTTAAAAATGTGGGTAAGCGGGCGTTTTTGTTTGCGGGTGATGTGGGCGCTATTAGCCAGCGCACTGCGCATTATTGGAGTGAGACGATTCGGTTTAAAGAGTTTACCTCGCATGATTTGCGCAAGCTTTGCCGGACGATTATTCAAGACATGGGTGTCGATACTATGGTGGGTGAGCGGTTGCTTAATCATGCCTTGCCTGTGCTTTTGCGTACCTATGTTCATTCGACGTTGGATAAGGGCATGTTGAGTGCGCTTGATGCGTATCACGCGCATTTAATTTCGCTCGGTTTTAGTGAGGTTGCGCCCGAGATAATCCCTAGATCGCCTGTGAATGTTGGGAGTGTTCAAACCCTTGGTGTGAGTGGGTGGCTGTGATGATCGTTGCATCAGCCTTACAAGAGTATGCAATGGCACAAATTAAGGTGGTTTTATGAGTCATCCAGCTGCAAAAATTCTAAAAACAGGCAGGGCGATTAAGGGGCTTTCTCAGGACGAAGTGGCGGCGTTTTACGGGATAAGCCGCCGAACGTATCAGCGATGGGAGAATGGCAAGAGTAACGTGCCTTATAACCACCTGCGCTCAATAGTGGATGATGTATTCCATTTATCGATAGACCAGATCACGGAGGTGGCTAATGCGAGTATGTGATGCGCAAGAGCAGGTTATTAACATGAAAGCCCTTCGTGCTGGGCTCAATGCCTGGGGGCGTTATTGGGCGTTCCAAGAACTCGGGAAAGGTTTCACTAATCGCAGTGCTTGCGATAAGTTAGGTGAGGTGCAGGTTTATGGATGTGCGTTGGTTAGGGAGTTGAGCGTTCCTAAGCAGGTGGTCCAGTTCGATAGGATGATTGAGCGGTTATCGCCAAACTGTATTCGGGCGATTCGCACCTGTTACGTGTGCAAAGGTCAGTGGGCATTGATGGGGTTCGACAGTAAGAAGTCGTATGTGTATTGGTTGAGAAGAGCAGAGATTCAATTAGCAAAGTGAGGTGGGTGATGGAGCAATTCTTTTTGTTTGGTGATTTAGAAACGGGTGGGCTGAACGGCCGCTTAGACAATGGGATGCTGGGTATGGAGTATTACCCTATCTTTGAGCTGGCCTTTATCGTGACTGATAGTGAGCTAAACCAAGTGGGTGAAGCGCTGCACATTGTTGTGCATCAAGACGATGAACACATTGCAAGGTCACATGAGTGGGCGATAGATGTGCATACCAAGAGTGGGTTGTTAGCTGCTGTTCGTGCCTCATCAGTATCGTTAGCACAGGCTGAGCAGATGGTACTCGAACACCTGAAAGCACTGGGAATACCTAAGCATGACCGTAAAGCTAAGACTGGTGTGGTGTTTGCGGGTAACTCAATCATGTTTGATCGTTCGTTTATCATGTGCCAAATGCCTGAGCTTCATGAGTACATGCATTACAGGCAGCTAGACATATCAGCACTAGGGCTCGCAGCTAGAGCTTGGGCGCCTGAGGTTGAGCGTAATGCGATTAAGGCTAAGCAGTATCAGCATGAAGCCTTAGCCGATATTCGGGAGTCGATAGCGGAACTCAAGTACTATCGCGACGAGTTGTTTGGTTGTGAAATATCATCTTTGTCAATAGGTTAGGCGCGGTCTGTTCAAATGAGAATGGCTATCATCAGAGCTGGATGCGACCTATTATCATCACGGGTCCTTCCGGCTCGATTCACTGCGGGGGCAGTGACGCGCAATGCTTCACTACATATGAGAATTTTGGGGAGGTTGGTTGTTGTTTTATGAGCCCCCTAAAACACCCTTCCAACACTCGCTTAGAAATCCCTACTAACCAATTGATATTTTGTTAGAAATTGTTTGTAATGCATGTGCTGTTATTAGCAGATCGACAGGGATCTAATATACCAACTTTTGATCCTATAAGTGCGTAGAACAAACATACAGAGGTTTTGAATGCCAAATGCTGCCATACCAGAGGCCATTACTTGGCTAAGTCCAACTACGATGTTCGCTATCCTTGCTGCGTTTGTCACAGTTGCTAAGCTAATTTCTTATCTTCATTTTGAAAGACATAAGTTTAATCATAAAAATCTTGAAATAGCTCAGTCCAGTTTGAGTGCCAATCTTCATAAACCAAGTCTGAAGCAAAGATTCCTCACTGAGCATGTTTTTAGCTTGATGTATCGATGTAAGCTCACTTACGACGAGATCAACGTTTTGCTAAGGTATTCAAATCCGAGCCGTGCATTCGAACTTTTTGTGAAGGGAAAGGCTTATTTAAAACTATCTAATAATCTGAATTCGATAACTCTTAATGGACGTTATTGGTCACTACCTATTTGGAAGTGGGAGGTGTATACAAGAGATTTATTGCTTCTCTCGTGTTATGTGATTTTTGGCATTATAGGGACATATGCCATAGCTCCTTTCGTTTATGTTTATGATGACGGCAGCTGGTTTACTGTGCCTAAGCTCTTTGAGTCGTATGGTTTGATTGGAATCATGTGGGCATCATTGAGTATTTTGGGTTCGTTCATTTTCTGGATATTTGCATTCAAGTCAATAACTTCAATTGGCAATATGAGCGCAGCTTTTAGATTGGTCGAAATTGAGCGTAAATCACTTAAGTGATAAGTAAAACGATAAATCCTCTGTGATTAAGTTTTCACGTATCACATATTTACAAATTCCGAAACGACACTTTTGTCGCTTTTAGCGACACTTTTGGCGCTTTCAAGCCCCTTAAAATCGAGTACATTTGTATACGCTTGCTAAGGTTACATTTATTCAGTCGCACGTTATTTGTCTGCCAAGGGTTCCTTTTAGGAGCCCTTTTTATTTGTCGCCATTTCTTATTCGCAAACATCCAAATAGCTGCTCGTTAGCTAACCCCAGCTGAACAAAAGCGGCCGCTGCAATGGTGGCCGTGGTGGGTATGTGTTGCCGTGGTGTTCGACATTGCCGCTACGGACGTTGAAAGACACTAAAAACATCAGCAGTTAGAGGCGGCTACCTCACCGTTGATCTAACCGTTGGCCGCGCTAAGGCTAACCTCATTTTAAAGGAGACTGATCTATGTCATTAAAGCAAAAGCTCGTGGCACTGGGGCTTTCTTCTGCTGTCGCACTGGCGGGGGCTAATTTGATTGCCCCCGCTGAAGCGCCGAACGGCGAGCCCGTTCTGCACACCTATCTTGATCCGGTGGAAGTTATCACTGCTTGCTTAGGGCACACAGGCCCCGAGCTTGAGATCAACCAGTTTTTAGCGAGCAGCAATGCATTGAAATGTTCGCCAAGGATTTAGGCAAAGCCGATCGGCAGCTGCGGCGGCTAACGTATCCGGTGCAACTTACTGAAGGTGAACACGCTGCTTATCTCAGTCTGATTTATAACTTTGGTGCGGGTAACTTTCAAACCTCCACCTTGCGCAAGCTGTTACTGCGCGGCGAACGGGTTGCCGCTTGTCATCAACTCACCGAAGCCTGCGGAAAAAAGGGCTGTAATGGGTTTGTCTATGCGCGTGACATCAAGTTATCTGGCTTAGTCGAACGCCGCGCAAAAGAGCAATCAATCTGCTTAAAGGATTTATATGTGGAATAAAATCATTAATGCCACGGGCTCGCTGCATCTGTATTTCATTGCTGCGCTCATCATAGTGATAACACTACTTGGCCTTAGTCTCACCGCTGTTAAAGCTGACCTCGCGTTAAAAAACTCGCAGCTCGAAACTGCCGCCGTTAACCAGCGCATGCTGCAAGATGATCTCACGGTTGTTACCGATGAACTGCAAGCGCAGGCCATCGAACGTGACAGGCTTGCTAAGGATTACGCCTTTGCCTTAGCGCTCAATGAAAAAGCCGATAAAGCTAAGGCCGAGATTGATCGCCAGCTTGCTGATCAGCGAGCCGCCATTAAAAAACTAAGGACCTCAGCCAATGAACAAACCCGAAGTTGGGCTAATACTGCTGTGCCTGATGATGTTAAGCGGCTGCTCAAGCACGCCGCCTATTGCGCGCACCGTAGTCACCAAGCAGACCCAATATGTGTTACCGCCGCAATCATTAATGAGCCAGTGCCTGCCAGCCGAATGTAGCTCAGACGCTAATGCCGATCTGCCCGATTGCATCATTCAACTTTTAGCCGTGATCACCAAGTGTGATACCGATTTGCATAACATCGAAACATGGCGAAGGGAAAAACAGCATGAACAATCCATACATTAATGATGTTGCCACCCAAAAAGGGTTTACGTTGAGTGCCTATATATCGTCACTAATGAGCACATTGGGAGGTGCCTTTACTATGGATAAAGTGGCGATGTTAATTGGCGTATTACTCGCCTTCCTCACTTTTTTGGGCAACTTTGCTTATCAAGAGTTTCGCCGTCAACGTGAGCGTCGCAAAGAGCAACGAGAGCGCTTACAAGAAGAAAAAGACGAAAAGCGCAAACAAGAACTTCACGCCGCCGACATGCAACTGAAAGCCGCCCTGCTAAAACAAGTGGAGCATCCTAATGGCACGCATTCAACCATCACCACCCGAGCCTGTTCTACTGAGTAAAACTGACCTATGCAAAAGCCTTGAGATCAGCACCCAAGCGTTTGATAAATGGGACGTGCCAGTGCACAGCAAGCGCGGCCGCGTGAGTTTATACAAAATGGCCGATGTGGTGGGTAACAGACTTGCCAACGAGCGCAAAAAAAACATCACTAAACCCGATGAAGATGATCCCGATAAGCCAGATATCGACTTCGAACGCTGGCGCTTAACTCGGGCACAAGCAATTGGGCAAGAGATTAAAAACGAAAAAGACCTCAAAGAAGTGGTCGAAGTTAGTTTTGCCACCTTTGTGCTAAATCGCATTGCGGCGCAAATTGCCCCAGTGCTTGATCAAATACACATACGGGTAAAACGCAAATTCCCCGACATTCCAGAACGCACAATCGACGCTATCAAAGCGGAGGTGATTAAAAGCCAAAACACCGCCGCCGATCTCGCGGAGGGCATTGAGGGTTTATTAGATGAGTATATCGGCCGCGCAGATTAAAAATCTGAAAGCCGCCGTTGCTGCTGGGCTGCGTTCGTTCTATCGGCCACCCATGCTCACCTGTTCACAATACGCCGACGAGCACTTTTACATGTCGTCGGAGTCCTCTTACACCGAGGGCAAGTGGGAAAGTTTACCGTTTCAAATTGGCATTCTTAATGCCATGGGTAACGACCAAATCAGCACGCTTAACTTAATGAAGTCAGCGCGGGTCGGTTACACCAAAATGCTGATGGCTAACGCTGCTTACAAGATTGAGCACAAAAAACGCAACGTGCTGATCTATCAGCCTCGTGATGGTCAAGCCAAAACCTTCATGAAAAAGCACGTTGAAACGGCGATACGTGATATCCCCGTTTGGCGCGCGCTTGCACCTTGGATGGGGCGCAAGCATAAAGACAGCACGCTAGAAGATAAGATTTTCACCAACGGTAAAACGTTGATGGTGCGCGGTGGTACCGCTGCCGCTAACTATCGCGAAATCTCCACTGATGATGTGATCTACGATGAGTTAGCGGGTTTTGATGAATCCATCGAGCACGAAGGTAACGCCACATCGCTTGGTGATACCCGTATCGAACTATCGATGTTTCCTAAGTCGATTCGCGGTTCAACGCCTAAAGTGCTCGGTACCTGCCAGATTGAAAAGGCCTGCAGCGAATCACCGCACTATTTTAAGTTCAGCTTGCCTTGCCCACACTGCGACGAACTGCAGGATTTAAAGTGGGGCGGCCCTGAAGAAGCCTTTGGGATTAAGTGGCATAAAAATGCAAAGGGCGAGCACGACCCAAGCACAGCCTATTATCTGTGTGAGCACTGCGGTTGCTGTATCGAAAACAATCAGCTCGATGATATGGAGCTGCACCCAAGCGCGATCTGGATATGCGAAAACACCGGCATCCGCACTAAAGACTTTTTAGACTTTTATGATGCCGACGGAAACGACATCACCACGCCGCCCAATATCTCGATTCATATCTGGTCGGCCTATAACTCGCTTAACAGCTGGGCGAAATTGGTTACTGAGTTCTTTAAAGCCAAAGGCGATAAAGAAAAGCTGCAGACTTTCGTCAACACTAAGCTAGGCCAACCGTGGGATAACGACAACGGCGAGCGCTTAGAGTGGGAAGAATTAGCGAAGCGCCGCGAAATGTACCCCAGTGGCAAAGTGCCTAACTGGGTGGTGTATTTAACTTGCGGTATCGACACCCAAGATAACCGTTACGAAGGCCGTGTTTGGGGCTGGGGTGCGGGTAAAGAGGCGGCGCTAATTGACCGCTTTATTCTCCATGGTGATCCCGCTGATCAAGTATTAAAAGACAAAGTGGCTGAGCGTATTGCGCAAAGCTATGCCCGTGCCGATGGTGTTGTGCTCAATATTGGCGTAGTGGGTTGGGACTCAGGTGGTCACTACACCGATGACGTTTATGCCATGAGTAAAAAGCTTGGGCTAATGCGGGTTATACCCATTAGAGGTGCCAACGTTTACGGCAAGCCGATCGCCAACTTCCCCCGTAAGCGAACCGCCAAAGGCGTTTATTTAACGGAGGTCGGCACCGACAACGCCAAAGAGTTGTTGATGTCGATGTTGCGAATTGCCCCTGATGTTGATGTGCGCAAGCCTGGTGCGATTCACTTTCCGCTAAACGAAGCGGTATGTGATGACGTTGAGCTGCAACAGCTCACCAGTGAACGCAAAGTGCCGGTGCGCCAAAACGGGCGAATCATCTATAAATGGGACAACCAAAAGCGCCGCAACGAGGCACTAGACTGTTTCGTTTACGCCTTGGCCGCGCTGTATATCGCGATAGAAAAATTCGGCATCAACCTCGACAAACTTTCACAAGTTACCCCGATCGCCATATCAAGCGACCAACCCAAAGAACCTAAACCTAAAGCCGCAAAACAGGCCAATGCGAATGCTGCTTACCTAAATGGTGGCGGCTCTGGTACGTCTGGCGGTTGGCTGTAGTCAATACCATAAAGCCAAGGATAACAGCATGACCAAAACCCAATGCCAACAGATGATCGATGCGTACTTTCAGGCCGAGCTTGATGTGTTGGCAGGCAAGCAAACCACGATCAACGGCAAAACAATGACCACTGAGGACCTAGGCGAAATCCGCAAAGGTCGCCTCGAATGGGAGCGCCGTTTAAATGCCTTTAGCCGCCCACAGGGTGGCGTCAAGTTAGCCCGCTTTAACTAATCAAGCCGCATTAATAGGGCACTTCTAAAAATATAAGTCGGAGCAACACATGAGCATTATCAATGATGCGCTGGCGATATTTGCCCCGCGTTTAGCATTACAGCGTGAAGCGGCCGCAATGAGCTACCGCAACCTGAAAGGGTATGAAGCCGCCAGTCCAAGCCGTACGCATCGCGCTAAAAAGGAAAGTCGCGGGGCAAACCAAGCAATATTTGCAGCAGGTAAAAGCCTACGTGAGCAAGCGCGCTGGTTAGACGAAAATCATGATCTCAGTATCGGCATTCTCGACCGCATGGAAGAACGGGTGATCGGTGCCCAAGGGATTGTAGTTGAACCGCAGCCGCGCAGTATTCGCGGTGAAATCCTTGATGACTTAGCCAACGATATTCAGCGCCGTTTCGGTGCATGGTCGCTTAAGTGTGATGTGACGGGCCGCTTTAGTCGCCCTGAATTAGAGCGTTTGGTATTACGTAGCGCCCTGCGTGATGGTGATGTATTTGGCCAGCATGTGATGGGTAAAGTGGCTAAGTTCGGCCACCCAAATGAGCAAGGCACTCAATACAGTATTGAAGCGTTAGAAGCCGACTTTATCCCCTACGAGTTAAACGAACCAGCAAAGCGGGTACGCCAAGGGCTCGAAGTGAACGGCTGGGGCCAAGTAGTTAACTATCACGTATTGCTTGATCACCCTGCGGATCAAGTCGGCTTTCGCTACAAAACCAAAGTGATACCCGCATCGAGCATGATGCACTTAGGCTTATTTAAACGCTTGCACCAGCTGCGTGGCGCTTCGTTATTCCACGGCATTTTAACCCGCCTTGGCGATATTAAAGACTATGAGGAATCTGAGCGAGTAGCGGCTCGGATTGCGGCCGCGCTGGCGTTCTACATCAAGCGCGGCGATGCCGCCATGTTTGTTCCTGACTCAAGTGGTGAATCGTCAAGCCGTGAAATCCCCATTGCACCTGGCATGACCTTCGATGATCTCAAGCCCGGTGAAGATGTTGGCATGATTGAATCCAATCGGCCTAATGTGCACTTAGTTGATTTTCGTAACGGCCAATTAAAAGCCGCCGCAGCCGGTACCCGTGGCAGCTATTCCAGCATTGCCCGTGACTACAACGGCAGTTATTCAAGCCAGCGCCAAGAGCTAGTTGAGCAAGACGAATCCAACCGCATTATGCAGCAGTGGTTTTGTGCTGGCTGGTCGCGGCCTGTGTTCCGCAATTTTCTCAAAATGGAAATGCACAACAAGCAGGACCCATTAGTGCTACCGCCAGATATCGACATGCGCACCTTATTTGATGCCGTGTACTACGGGCCCACCATGCCATGGATTGATCCACGCAAAGAGGCCGAAGGCTGGGAAATGATGATCGCTGCCAACGTCGCAACCGAGGCCGATTGGACTCGCGCCCGTGGCCGTAATCCTGCAGAAGTAAAACGCCAGCGTAAGCGTGAGGTGGATTACAACCGCGACAACAACATGGTCACGGCCAATGACCCCGACCCCTCGCTAGGAGATCCTAACAGTGAAAAAGACCCCAATAGCATCAGCAATGCTAAGCGCAATGCTGCCAAGCGGAGCGCTGAGCGTGCCCGTCGCAACGCTGAACCAGAGTAATAAACCCGCCAATAGCTGGTATAGCCTCAAAGCCCAAAACGGTAATGCCGAGTTAATGATCTATGACGAGATTGGCGGCTGGGGCATTAGTGCGCAACAGTTCGCCCGTGATCTACAGGCCCTAGGCAAAGTGGGCACCATTACCGCCCGTATTCATTCGCCAGGCGGCGATGTATTCGAAGGCATGGCGATTTACAACATGATCAAAGGCCACCCAGCGCACAAAGTTTGCTACATCGATGGCCTTGCAGCTTCGATGGCCAGTGTGATTGCCATGGCTTTTGATGAAGTCATCATGCCTGAAAACGCCATGATGATGGTGCATAAGCCTTGGGGCGGAACCCTCGGTGATGCCGAAGATATGCGCAAATACGCCGACTTGCTCGATAAGGTTGAAGGCAATTTAGTGGGCGCCTACCAACACAAAACAGGCTTGTCAGAAGATGAACTCCACGCTCTGTTAGCCGCTGAAACTTGGCTAACTGGGCGCGAAGCAGTGGAAAAAGGTTTTGCCAACACCCTCACCGATCCGCTGCAAATGGCGGCATCACTTAATTCAAAACGTCTTAAGGATTTTACTAATATGCCTGAAGCTCTCAAAAACCTGTTTGCACCGCAGGGTAACAGTGCTCCCAACCCACTCGTGCCAGCACCAGCAGCACCTAATGCTCAGTTGCCTGCGCCTGCAGCAACACAACCTGATACCACAGCTATTCAAGCGGCTGCGATTGCGTTTAATACTGAGCGTATGAACGGTATCAATGCGGCATTTACTTTCTTTCCTGAGTTAGCTGAGTTACGTAATCAGTGTATTGCCGATGCCAACATCAATGCTGATAAAGCCAAAGACATGATCTTGGCAAAGCTGGGTGAGAACACTACGTCGTGCGCCGTGCAGCCTAAAAGTGTCATTATTCATGCCAGCAACGGTAACATCGTGGGTGATTCAATTCGTGCTCAGTTAATGGCGCGTTCCGGCCATACAAAAGCTGAAGCTAGCAACAACTATTCGAGCTACTCCATGCTTGAGTTGGCACGCGCCTCACTGTTAGATCGCGGTATCGGCTGCGCTGGATTCAACAAAATGGAGATGGTCGGCTTAGCCTTTACCCACAGCTCAAGCGACTTTGGCAACATTCTGTTGGATGTAGCTAATAAATCAGTGTTAATGGGCTGGGAAACCGCCGAAGAAACCTTCGAGCGTTGGACCAAGAAAGGCCAGTTAGGCAACTTTAATATCGCCAAACGTATCGGCCTTGGTGACTTTAATAGCCTGCGCCAAGTGCGTGAAGGTGCGGAATACAAGTACGTCACCGTTGGCGACCATGCGCAACAAATCGCGCTGGCTACCTATGGCGAGTTGTTCAGCATTACCCGTCAGGCCATTATCAACGACGATATGAGTATGTTGACTGATATCCCAATGAAAATGGGCTTTGCCGCCAAAGGCACCATTGGCGATTTGGTATATGCGGTATTAACCAAAAACCCCGCAATGGCTGATGGCAAAACGCTGTTCCATAATGACCATGGCAACTTAGGTTCCGGTGCGCCAAGTGTGGCGGCTCTCGATGCCAATCGCATGTTAATGCGTAAGCAAAAATCGGGTAATCGCCACCTGAATATTCGCCCTGAGTTTGTACTGTGCCCTGTAGCGCTTGAAACCACGTTTAACCAGATCATTAAGTCCAGTTCTGTTAAAGGTGCCGATGTGAATTCAGGTATTGCTAACCCAATCCAAAACTTTGCCGAAGTGATTGCTGAGCCTCGTTTAGATGATAACAGCGCGGTTCAGTGGTTCCTTTCTGCGGGTCAAGGCCGCGACACCATTGAGGTGGCTTACCTTGATGGCATCGACACGCCTTACATTGAGCAGCAACAGGGCTTCACTATCGACGGCGTCGCCACCAAAGTGCGTATCGACGCGGGTGTTGCACCGCTTGATTACCGTGGATTGGTGAAATCAACAGGCGTGTAAACAGCGCTAAACCGACATAAATGGGCTATCAAACGATAGCCCTTTTTTATTCAGTTTTGTTTTTAAGCAGGAACACTCTCATGAAAAATTATGTGCAAGATGGCAAGACCATTAGCTTTACGCCCACCGCCGCAGTTGCCAGTGGTGAAGCGGTATTACTGGCCACATTGTTAGTTGTGGCGATTGGCGCCATTGCCGCAGATACCGAAGGTACAGGTGTAACTGAAGGCGTGTTTGAACTCCCTAAAAAATCCACAGATGTGCTCGCAGTTGGCGCAGCCGTGTATTGGGACGACACCGCTAATGAAATCACATCACTCGCCACGGGCAATACCTTAGCTGGCAAAGTATGGGCTGCTGCGGCAAATCCATCTACCAGCGTCTGGGTGAAGATCAATGCCTAACGTTGGCAACCACTTTGCCGATCGCGTGCGGGGTAAAATGGTGCGGCTGTTTCAGCGTTTGGCTGATCCGTGCCTTTTTACCCCAAGCGATGGTTCAGCGCCATTTACTCGTCTGGTGAGTTTGGATGATAACGGCGCTGAAATTGCGGCCTCGTCTAATGAATATGTCCCCGAGCTAATCAGTCGTGCCGAGTTTTTACAATCCGAAGGGGCGGTAAATTCTGGTGATGAGTTTGCGATAGGTGAGGGCATTAGCGCCCAGCAAGGACGCCTCACCCAAAGGGTAAGCATGGATTCGGTCAGCGTGACCTTTATCTATATTCCGCTTGAGGCCTAGCCAATGGCACGCATAAAGATTGAAGGCATGGAGGCTGTAACAAAGGAACTTAACCGCATTCGTGATGCACAAGCGCCAGCGATTAATCGGGCAATTGAGGACGCAGTTAAGTTTGGTAAAAAGGCAGCAGTTGACGGCATTTTTAACAAATACGGTTTTAACTCAAAAAGCTATGTAGAAAACTTGATTAGCTACAGTGTAGACCCACGAAATTTAAAGGGTTTCGTTACAGCCCGTTACCGCTCGAGTTCCTTAACCCGTTTTGCTTCAGGTAAAAAACGGATAGGTAAAAATGGGAGGTCAAGAGCTGATGGTCACATCATCCGTTCGTTGCGCAATGAACCACACTGGTTTAAAGGCACTTTTACCTTTATAGGTAGAAATGGCAATTTTGTAATGTACGAGCGTCATCGAGGCGAAAAGTGGCGCACCTTTAAACAAGCAAAAGATAAAGGGATTAAGGCTAAATATGGCCCTTCTGTCTTACAAGCTTTCAGAGGCGTGGAAGAAGATATTGAGCCACCAATTATTAAGCATCTACGCGAACGCTACGGCCACCACGCTAGCCGTTAACTAAGAGACAAACTCATGATCCAAGCAATCTTAGACCGCCTCGGGCTGGTTGACGGCGCCACTGTACGTGAAGGTTTTTATGTGCAGTCCATTGCCAAAGAAAGCAAATTCATCTTTTTGCAGCCCTATACCGATGCCTTTGACGCTAAAAATGGCATTGATAAATATAAGGATGATCTGGTGCTGCAAGTGGTTGCTGGCGTAAAACTCGCTAAAAATCCGCAACCAACCAGTGAGTTAATCAACCTCGTGCGCGCTATCCGAAGTGCATTCTATAAAGATGAACGCTTCCCTGAAAAACCTAGCTGGTTGCCCTCGGTGATCAGCTTTAAAGAGACAGAGCCCTGCAAGTACATCATGCCCGAAGCCCATGAAGAACACGGCCTAGCGGTGTTCACCTTATCCCTTGTTAATACCGTTAAATTTGGAGACTCACTATGAGTGAAATAGTAACCGAAAGTTACATCGGCTCAGCGATCGTCTATATCGATGGCCGTGACTGTGGCAACGTGAGCGGCGTAAAGCTCGCTATCGAACAAGAAACCAAATCCTTGCCCAACTACCGTGGTGGCGGAGGTTATGCCGATGAAGTCACGTTGATTAAATCCGTAAAATTAAGTGCGACCTTTTACGATTTTAACAACGAGAACTTAGCGCTAGCTATGCGCGGTAAGATTGATGTATTAACTGCAACACCCGTTGCAGATGAAGAAATTATCGCTGTGCTCGATGGCTTAGCGCAAACCGCAAAAATGATTGATACCAGTATCGCCCCTGTTGTTAAAAATGAAGCGGGTGATGTGACTTATGTACTTGATGAAGATTATGTTGTCAGTGCCGCAGGTATCCGCGCGTTATCGACTGGCGCCATTACAGCAGGCCAAACATTAACCATTGGCTACACCAGCCAAGCGGGTAATGCGTTGCAGGCATTAACGGAATCAGGCAAAACGGTCAGTGTGGTTGTTGACGGTATTAACGACTCAACCGGTAAACCGTGGATGCTGAAGTTTTATAAGTGGAAGCCCACACCCACATCAGGCTTAGACTTGATCGGTACCGATTACGGTAGCTTCGATATTGAAGGTGCTGTACTCGCTGACAGCTCAATCGTTGCCACGGGTAAGTCTAAGTTCTTCGTCCGTAGCGCAGCATAACCTGTCTCAAATAAAAGGCTCACAGCATTTATTCAATACTGTGAGCCTTTTTGCTAGGTTAAAAACCAAAGCAATAACAACGCTTTGCTTTTTAACTTAACCGTGCTTGCTCGCGGCCAATACGCGCGATACAGGCGATTTGTTGGTTAGCGGCTTCGCTAATTTCGATTAACTGCTCAAGGGATAAAAAGCGTGGTTCGCGGATATAGTTGACCAGCTTATCGCGCCGAGTGACAAACTGATCATCATCGATGGGCTGCGAGCTGACAATTTTACCGCCTTCCCATGTAAATAACATGCGTTGACGTTCAAACGGGCTTTGGGTGCGGGAGAGGCGGGCTTGGGCTTCGTTAAAGGCATTAATGAAGTTGATCTTCAGTTCGGCGGCTTTGGCACCCGTAAATCCCATGACTAAAAACATAAAACCATCTTTGGTCATTTGGTAATTACGTAAATCGCGCTGATTATTGCCAACCTGTTGATTTTGCAGGTTTACGCAAAAATGCGTAGACGTAAATTCGCTGGGTGCTTCAATAAGTATTTGGTCTAGTTTACGTAAAACATCACAGTGACGTTTAGCAAAATAATCGGCAACGATCAGCGAGCTAGTAATGGTTTGCTGGCCGTTAATAAATACCAGTTGCGCGGCGGTGTTTTTAGGCTGTTGTAGTTTCATGGGTGACACTCCTGTGATCGTGAGTAATCATCACCAACTAGTGCGAATCAATTGGTGATGAGCTGAGCAGGGTTCGCACTACCGTCACAGGAACGGCCAACCCGAAGGTTGCCCCACCCAGCTCACCATAGTAGAGGTGCGCCGAGTCACGCAATAAAAAACCAGCACTAGGCTGGCGACATGATTGCGCCTGTGATACTGCGGGGTGCGAAACCCGGCATTGGATTTTGCCAATGCCGAAATAGTATCGCCCCGCCTAGGCGCGTTTGTCAATTTTAGTTATCAGTTAACTGATAACTAAAAAGTGTTATGGGTTACCCACGGCTCACAATGGCCTCGTTTAATGCTTTAACTACGGCATCTACGTATTGTTTGTCCGTGCTGGTTAACGCTTGATTTTCACCTGCTGTGGTCATTAGTACGACGGTATATAGTGGTTTTACTTGATATCTCAAATGCAAAAAAAAGAGGAGTAATAGTACAACAACCCATAAACCAGCTTCACCAGCAAAAAAAAATGGTAATGCAAGTAAACCAACAATATTCGCTTCCTTTTTTGAACCTGGTGTTTGCCCTGCTTTTACTGATGACACATTACGCATTACATAGGTTTGGCCGTCTACCACAAAGCGACTGCTGCTGACCAGCACATTGCCACGCTTATAAAACGTTTGTTCTTCCATCTCGCATCCTTACTTAGGCTTGTTTGTAAGGATTTTGTTTCATTAACTTTGCAAAAACAATATCGAATTTTACTTCTGTGATCATGAATAGCTGATCACAGGCTTTGTTGCGCCTGTAGCGCGCTCACTCACAACCACTAATAGGCATAGGCTATGAGCTTTAATGATCAAGAAGTCAATTTAACCATCCAAGGTAAGGATTTGTTTTCTGCTGAGGCCAAAAAGTCTGAGCAAGCGTTGCAGGAGTTGGGGCGCGAAAGCGAAAAGCTCAATGAGCAACTTGATGATTTAAAACGCCAGCAAGAAGCGATTAAGGCGATTGATTCGCTTACTGAGTCTATTAACAAGGGCGAACGCGCCTATGTTGATAACGCCCAAGCGCTCGATAAGTTAAAGCAAGAGCAGAAGCAGGCTAATACTGAGGCAAAAAACCTTGAGAAATCGCAGCAAGATGCGGCTGCCTCAATGGCTAAGCTTGAAACTGAATACAGCCAAACTGCGGCGCAGTTGGCTAGCTATGATAGCCAACTTGCCTCCGCTCGCGCCGAAGTTGAGCGTTTAACTACGACTCAAAATAAAGGTGCACAGGCCAGCCAAGCACAAGCAAAGGCATTATCCGCGGCTAAAACCGATTTGCAGCAGCTTGAATCAGCGCAAAAAAATACCGCCACCAGTGCGACCAAGTTGGCAAACGAGCTTGAGCAAGAACGTAGCGAATTAACGCGCTTAGGTACCGAAGTTGAAAAGGCTGGCCGTAATAAAGCCGAATATGCACTTAAAGTTAAAACGGCCAGCAATGAACTAACTAACCTTGGCAGAAGCCTTGGTAGCAATAAAGCGCAATTAGATAAACAGCAAGCTGTGCTGAATAAAGCCGGCATTGATATGGGTAAGCTGGGCGATGCCAGCCAAGAATTAAAAACCAAACAAGCTGGCGCAGAAGCCGCGCTTAAAGGGGTTAACGATAAATTAGCGCAGCACGATAGGTTATTGGTTGATTCTAAAAACTCGGCCAAGGTCGCCAACGCGCAAACTGACCTCACCACCAAGGCGGTGAGCACGCTGGCTAAGGCTTATGCAGTATTGCTGTCGGCACAGCAGGCGGTGCAAACGGTAAAAAGTGGCGTTGAAAACTACGGTGAGTTAGAAGCCGCTATTACTAAGGTTGAAAAAACCACCAACCTTGCCCGTGATACTGTGGTGAAAATGGCCGATGAGCTTAAAAACCTCAGCGAAAACGTCACTCCTACCAGCACGAATGAGCTGCTGCGCATGGCAGAAGTGGCAGGCCAGCTAGGTACTAAATCGACTGAAGATATTCTCAGTTTAGTGGCCGCGGCTGATGCGTTGGGGTTATCAACCAACTTAGCCGGCGATGAAGCGGCAACTATGCTGGCCAGAATTTTAGGGATGACTCAAGAAGGTATCCCTGAGATCCATAAT